TGAAAAGATTGAACAAGATGGGTTTTTACTAAGCAAAAAACTACTTAAAAGAGATAGTAGTGACCGTAAATGTCCCGTATGCGAAATCTATTCATTTGATCTGAAAGACGATTTGTATATGAACAAATACGAATGCTGCTGGTCTTGCTACATTCAATATGTAGATGGGCGTGAAGAACGCTGGAAAACAGGTTGGAGACCAAACAGTGAAAATCACAAAGAAAAGACTTAAAGACATTATTCTTGAAGAAATACACAACTTCTTCAACGAGAAGGCCGTCGCCTGTCCAGAACCAACTCAAGACCTGGAGTTGAACACGAAAAACAGAGATGCTGCAATTAAGGCCGAGCACATTCAGTACGGTCCTTTAAATTTAGAAGATCAAGATTATTATAAAAGGGCAGCAGAACATTGGAATACAGACCCAGAAGTTGCTAAGAAATCAAACTGCGGTAATTGTATAGCTTTTGATATTTCTCCAAGAATGCTTGATTGTTTACCAGGTCCAGTATCTGAACCTATTGAAGACGAAGAGGGTAAGTTAGGTTATTGTTGGATGCATCATTTTAAGTGCCATTCAGCAAGAACTTGTTTTACTTGGGCTGCTGGAGGGCCGATATCAGAAGATAAGATTTCTGAAGAATGGCAAGAAAAAAATAAAGGCTCGCTCGAAGAAGAAGTAGAGCAGTATCAAGCATCTGATCGTGAAGACAGAGAAGAAGATGCAAAAGAACTTGGTATCACAGAGAAGAAAGACGACCGCTGCACACGTATTGCTAAACGCAAATACGATGTATGGCCATCTGCTTATGCTTCAGGCGCTGTCGTTAGATGCCGAAAGGGAGAAATCTGGAAAGACCTCGATGAAGAGACTGATTACTCAAAAGAAAAAGAGTCTGGTCTTCATGGTTGGTTCTCTCGCCAGGGAGGAAAAGGAAAGTCAAAAGGCTGGGTAGATTGTAACACTTGCCGCAAAGATAAAAAGACAGGTAGAAAGACATGTAAATCTTGTGGAAGAAAGGAAGGAGAGAAGAGAGCTAAGTATCCTTCTTGCCGCCCAACCCCATCAGCTTGTGGCACCGCTGGAAAGGGAGAGAAGTGGGGCAAGAAGAAAAACGAAAGTATGATGGAAGCCGTCCTCGAAGACGGAACTCTTGTCTGCCCAGTGTGTCTCTTTGAACTCCTAGAAGCAGCAAAGTGTAACTGCCCAGATTTAGTTCCAGAGGCTGAATACCAGGGAAGAAAGGTTACTCTCAACAAACCAATTAGAACTTCTGGAGAGTCTAAAAAATTCAAAGTATATGTAAAGGACCCCAAGACTGGAAACATCAGAATTGTCCGCTTTGGCGATCCTAAAATGAAAATCAAGAAATCCAATCCCAAGCGCCGCAAGTCCTTTAGAGCAAGGCATAAATGCGACAACCCTGGACCTAAGACAAAAGCACGCTACTGGTCCTGTAGAATGTGGGAAAATGTCGAGGAAAAAAAGAATTTATTTAAAAAGGCAAAGATTATCCCGTATAATTTTGATTGGGATTTGATGAATGAATAAGCATTTGTAAAGACAGCAAACTACTTATAATAGTAAAACTATGGGAGATCATAAATGGCAACAGTATTAGACGTAATCCAGGGCATTGCACAAGCAGCAGCAAATGCCTATGATGGTTCACACGACACACGAATTTCACACGACGGCGAGGCTCGTGAAGCAGGCTTGAAAAGAGAAGATGGAGACATCAACATTGATGCTCGCATCCTTGACGGTTTCAATGTCCAGTTCCACGGTAGCAGACTTTGCCTCAAGTACCACGGTGAATGCCAACTAAGAGATACCCATAACAGAAATAAATTCGAAGCAGACATCGAACAACAACTGAAAGACATCTCCGAGTATCTTAAAAAAGAATATAAGAAAATCACTGGAAACACTCTCACTCTAACAAAAGAGGGAGAGCCCCATATCTTCGTTCAGCACATGAATCGTATGAGAACTTGGGTTGAGGCAAAACAATACTTTATGATTGGCGGCTTGGAGGGAGTTCTTCCAACAGCTACAATCAAATCCTCTGATGAAAGACTTTACGAAGCAATGAAAAGTTGGATTGCTATGGGTAAGAAGTAATCGGAGATCAAAGGTATTGAATGTCCTACCAATTATCCAAAAAAGAAATACTTGCAGAAATCGTCAAGTGTGGTAAAGATCCAAATTACTTCATCAACAACTACGCTAAAATCTCCCACCCGATGCACGGGCTGGTTCCGTTTAAACTATACGACTACCAGGAAGATTTAGTAAGAGACTTTAACGACTATCGCTTTAACATTATTCTCAAAGCGAGACAGTTAGGTATCTCAACCATTACAGCGGCTTATGTTGCTTGGATGATGATGTTCCACAGGGACAAAAACATCCTCGTTATGGCTACGAAGTTCGGAACAGCAGCAAATCTTGTAAAGAAGACGAAAGCCATCATCAAGAACCTGCCTCCCTGGATTAGAATCTCAGACGTCGAGATAGACAACCGAGCAAGCTTTGAGTTGGACAATGGTTCACAAATCAAGGCTTCATCCACTTCAGGCGACGCTGGTCGTTCAGAAGCACTCTCTCTCCTCGTTGTAGACGAGGCTGCTCACGTTGAAGGTCTTACAGAGCTTTGGACCGGTTTGTATCCTACCCTATCAACAGGTGGTCGCTGCATCGCCCTCTCCACTCCCAACGGAGTAGGAAACTGGTTTCATCAAACCTATGTCGATTCCGAGCACCAAGCAAACGACTTCCACCCAACCCTCCTTATGTGGGACGTTCACACCGACCGTGACCAAGCGTGGTTTGAGAAAGAGACACGAAATATGTCCCGCCGTCAGATCGCCCAGGAGTTGGAGTGTAATTTCAATACCTCCGGTGAGACAGTTATCCACCCAGACGATCTAAAGAGAATTGGAGATATGGCCAAAGAACCAAAATACAGAGCAGGTTTTGACCGAAACTTCTGGATTTGGGAAGAACATCAGAACGAGGCTTCCTACCTCTTGGCAGCAGACGTTGCGAGAGGAGACGGAAAAGACTTTTCAGTATTTCACATTTTTAAGTTAGACACGATGGAGATTGTCGGAGAGTATCAAGGAAAGGTAACCCCAGACGTCTTCGCCAATGTCCTAGCCGACGCAGGAAAAGAGTTCGGAGACTGTATGATTGTTGTAGAAAACAACTCTGTAGGCTTCACAGTGCTTGACAAACTGAAAGAAATGGAATACCCAAACATTTACCACTCTATCAAATCAACTCACGAATACGTTGACCAATACACCGCAGAGGGAATCAACTCCGCAGTTGCTGGTTTTACAACTTCCCTCAAGACAAGACCTATGATTATTGCGAAGATGGAAGAATTTATGAGAAATAAACTAATTAAAACGTATTCTTCCAGACTTTACAACGAGTTCAAGACTTTTGTTTGGAACAATGGCAAAGCTCAATCAATGAGAAGTTACAACGACGACTTGATTATGGCTTTCGCAATCGGTTGTTGGGTGCGTGATACAGCATTCGTTGAGAGTAAGAAGGACATAGAATATAAGAAGGCGATGTTAGGAGCGATGGTAAAAACAAATAAAACAATGAATACCACAGTTTCTGGCATGAATGGCTATAAACCTGTTAAAGATCGTGATACAATAAAAGAATACCAAGAATTTAGTTGGATTATTAAAGGATAAAATAAATAATGGCTGGAAAAGACGATAATACGAGAAACAAAGACTCTGCACTTTTTAAGAGACTAACCCGCTTATTCTCTGGACCAATTGTAAACTACAGACAACAGATTCCAAGGCGAGAGCCAAGAATCCAAATGGACAAGTACAAGTTTACTTCAGCCAGCGGAAAGCAGTTCAAGAAAGTAGCATACGATCCTTTCGCTAACATGACCTCCAATCTCTTGGCGGCACAAAACCGAGTGGATAGATACTCAGACTTCAATCAAATGGAGTATGAGCCAATCATTGCTTCATCCTTGGACATTTATGCAGACGAGATGACGACTTCATCAGAACTTCAGCCTCTCCTATCTATCAGTTGCCCCAACGAAGAAATCAAAATGATTCTCAACACTCTATTTCAGAGCGTTATCAACCTTGAATCAAATTTGTTTGGCTGGTCCCGTTCAATGTGCAAGTATGGAGACTTCTTCCTTTACCTCGACATTGACGACAAAGACGGCATTACCAATGTAATCGGTATGCCTTCTGGCGAGATTGAAAGACTGGAGGGTGAAGATAAAACAAATCCTAACTACGTCCAGTATCAGTGGAACTCAGGTGGTTTAACATTTGAGAATTGGCAGATTGCCCATTTTAGAATTCTGGGGAACGACAAATACACCCCATACGGAACATCCGTATTAGAAGCCTCCCGTCGTATTTGGAGACAACTGGTCCTCCTTGAAGATGCAGTGATGGCTTATCGTATTGTTCGTTCACCGGAGCGTAGAGTCTTCTACGTTGATGTTGGAAACATTGCTCCTAACGATGTTGAGCAGTATATGCAGAAGGTTGTAACGCAAATGAAGCGTAACCAAGTTGTAGATTCCAACACAGGTAGAGTTGACCTACGCTATAACCCAACGAGCATCGAGGAGGATTACTTCATTCCTTCCCGAGCAGGCGTCTCAACAAGGGTAGAGACCCTCCCAGGTGGAACTTACACCGGAGACATTGATGACGTCAAGTATCTGAAGGACAAACTATTCGCAGCCCTCAAGGTCCCGCAAGCCTACTTGTTCCGTGGTGAAGGTGCTGACGAGGACAAAGCAACCCTCGCACAGAAGGACATTCGCTTTGCCCGAACCATCCAGAGGCTTCAACGAGCAGTCATCGCAGAGTTAGAGAAGATTGGAGTTATCCACCTCTACACTCTCGGCTTCCGTGGAGAGGACCTACTCTCTTTCAAACTATCTTTGAATAACCCTTCCAAGATTGCTCAACTTCAAGAGCTTGAAACGTGGAGATCTAAATTCGACGCTGCCTCCGCAGCAACCGAAGGCTTCTTCAGTAAGCGATGGATTGCCCATCATCTCTTTGGGATGTCTGAGGAAGAGTTCCTCCGCAACCAGAGAGAGATGTTCACCGACCGCAAACTTGAGGCCAGCCTTGAATTAGAAGGCGAGGCAGATCTTGAGGCGGGAGCAGCCGGTGGAGACTTGGAAACCGACGCCTTTGGCGATGAAGACTTTGGCCTAGATGACGAGCCTGAACTGGACCTTGATGAGCCAGCAGAAGAGCCCGAGGCAGAAGATGAAAGCCCACTTCTCGCCGCCCCGGCAAAGCGAAATGACGAATACACTAAACCAGGTTGGAAAGGGGCAAAGTACAAGCGTAAAGGTCACGATGACCGCAGATCAGCAGGCGGAAGACTTCAGGGAATGAAAGCCAAGAGTGCAAGCAACTATGGTAAAAATAACTCATACGTTCGCAATCCAGGCTATTCCGAATTGAAGAGCATCGCAAATCTAACTTATGAAGAACTTGATACTACTTATAAGGAAGAGCAAAAGCTGTTTGAAGTAAACAATCAAGTTCGCAAACTTATTAACGAATTGGAGACAAAGAAAGTTGAAGTCAAAACTGAAGCATAATAAAAAAAGAAACACCGCTTTTCTTTACGAGATGTTGGTTAGAGAACTGACCAAGTCGGTCGTAAAAAAGAACGAAGAGTTAAAAAATAAAATTATGGGAATGATTAAAGAGCACTTCCACAGAGACACACTCATGGGGAAGGAACTAAAGCTCTACAAGCAACTGTGTGAAACATACAACATGTCTCCACACTCAGCAGAGAAGCTTATCTTTGAGATTAGAAAGCAACATGATGGATTAGATAAGAAAGGGTTGTTCAGTGAACAGACCACACTTATCAAGAAAATCAACCAAAGCCTCTCTAAACAATCTTATTCAAGTTTTGTTCCAAATTATAAAAGCTTGGCCACCATTTATCAAATCTTTAATGGCGAGGCTACAACAAAAGAAAGAGTTCTCCTTGAGGAGACAATGATGAGAACGATGGTATCATCCCCAGAGCAAAAGAAAGCTCAGAACCTTGATACAATCGACAACATCACTTACAAGACATTCGTAAAGAAGTTCAACGCAGAGTACGGAAGCAAGCTTCTGGAAGAGCAAAAGCAGCTTCTTAACAAATACATCGTTTCCTTCTTGGACAATGGTGTCGAGTTTAAAATCCATCTCAACGAAGAGATTGGAAGATTGAAAAGTAAAATTCAGCAATCTCTCTCTTCTCTTGAAATAAAAGAAGACGATGATATGTTAGAGAAAACAAAGACAGTTTTAAAGATTGTTGAAAGTTTCAGCACAAAAACAATCAACGACGCTTTACTCAAAAAGGTCTTGAAGATTCAAAGCTTGGTGAAAGAAATTAATAATGGCGATAACAGTTAAAATAAATCCTAGCACAGTAGAGGTCGGAACAGTCAAAGAGACCATTACTCTCCAAGCAAGAAAAACTCTTGATGGAAACATTATGATTTTTGATCATGAAGAGATGGACATTGTTGTAATGCCAAATAAAAACAAAGTCGTCGCTTTTCCAAAAGAGTTAGTTAACGATAGAGTGTACGCCGCACAAGACAGATTATTCTTTTTCCTTAGAGACCACGGCGTCTTGGAATTAGGAACTACGCAAGGTGGAAATATTTACGGTTCTATGGAGGCAAAGTTGGGCGCTCCTCTCAGAGAAGATCTAAGCGCCGTCAATGCAACATTATTCTCAATCAGTAAATTTATTGAGAAAGAAAAGCCATACTACGCCTATGATAGGGTAGAGGCTAATACTGTTGATAGACTTACAGACCCCGACGAAGAGGACTCAACCAGGCTTGGCGAAGTCCCGCAGGAAGCTGAAAAAGGCACGATGCGCCCAGCTTGGATCAGAGGTCCGTATGGCATGAACTACATGTATCGTTTTTAATTGGTGACGTTTGGAACTACTTTATTTCATTTTATGCACCTTTGGTATGACACAAATCCTAGTATACGGAAGTATATTTGATAGGATTCGTCCCAAAAGTAAATTCTTCCATTGCCCTATGTGCATTGGGTTCTGGTCTGGTTGCCTTCTTTTCGGTATAAACAACTATACGGAACTATTTACATTTGATTATAATCTGGCGAACGCATTTATTTTAGGATGCATCTCATCAGGAACTTCTTATGTTTTATGTATGTTGTTTGGTGATACTGGATTACAGGTTGGAGAAGCTAAATGAGTAAATGGATGTTACAACCAGTGAGACGCTGCTGCAAAGGCAGCATAAACGTGCGGTTAGCGACCGCTATTTTCAATCGAGGAATAAATTATTATGGGTAAAATGATTCTAAGTGAGTTTTATGAGTTATGTGAAGGCGGTTTTTGCGAAGACCTTCTCACAGAAGATGAAAAAAGACAGATTCGTGAAAATGACGCTTGTTATTTAACAGGAGTTATGCAACGAGCAGAGGCTCAAAACGGAAACGGAAGAGTTTATCCAGAAGGAGTTCTTAAACGAGAAGTTGAGAACTATGCTAAATTGGTAAAAGAAAGACGAGCCCTTGGCGAGTTAGACCATCCAGACTCCTCAGTCGTAAACCTCGGTAACGCCTCCCACCTTGTAACAGAGATCTGGTGGGACGGCAACGACGTAATGGGAAAGGTTCAGGTTTTAGACACACCATCAGGCAAGGTTCTCAAAGAACTGGTCAAAGCAAATGTAAAACTAGGAATCTCATCCAGAGGTCTTGGATCTGTAAGCGAGCGAGCAGGGCAAACAATCGTTGAAGACGATTTCCAACTTATCTGCTTTGACTTCGTATCCGAGCCATCCACTACAGGAGCCTTTATGATGAAAGAGGGCAAAGAGCCAAACATCTACACCAAGGCTGATAAAATCAACAGACTTCTAAACGACATCATTAGAGACGAGAAATGAAAAAGACAGAATTAAAAAAAGTATTGAAGCCACTTATCAAAGAATGTATCAAAGAAGTAATCTTTGAGGATGGAGTTCTATCAGGTATTATTGCAGAGGTTGTAACCGGCGTAGCCATCTCAACCCCAACCCTGAACGCAGCCCCTCCAAAAATTCAAGAGGCACAAGAAAACCAACGTATTGCCAAAGCTGAAGCAGCACGGAGCAGCAAGATAAAAGAGACCAGAAAGAAGATGTTAGACGCCATCGGCCAGTCTTCTTACAATGGCGTAGACCTTTTTGAGGGAACAAAGCCAATGGCCACATCTTCAGGAGAACAACACGGCGCTCTTGCTGGTACTGACCCAGAAGATGCAGGAATAGACATCTCCTCACTTATGGGAAATACAAGAACTTGGAAAACATTAGCAGGTAACGACAAATGAGCAAACCAGTACATGTACAAATAAAACCAAAAGATAGAGAATCTATCGAGAGAACTGTAAAAAGATTTTCTCGTAAGGTCAAGAAAGAGGGCATCCTCGATGATGTCCGTTCAAGAAGATATTATGAAAAGCCAAGCGCTAAAAAACGACGCTTAGAAAAAAAGAGAAAAGCAGTTTTGAGACGTCTAAAGGCAAAAGAGCAATCTAATTACTAAAAAGTCAATCATTACTAGGAGATAAAAGATGGCAGAAGCAAATTACACAAAATTCCCCGGAGTGGGTATTGGAAACGTAGGTTCGTATCAGGTAGCTGGAGGTCCCTTCATTACAGGCTCTAGCACTCTCGCTCTGGGCGCAGAAGCCAAAATCGAATTCCCAGCAGTGACCAAGAGAATAACCGTGTTTGCTTCAGGAAGTGCTTCTAACATCAGAGTTCATTTCGCTAGTAAAGACGAAGGCGACGGTGGAGCAATAGCAGGCGAGCACTTTGTCGAATTAAACAACGCCACAGGTGGCCCAGTTGAAACTGAATCTTTTACTTTCAATGTAAAGTGTAGAGAATTATATATCACTTCCAGAAAAGCTGGCTCCGGGTTCAAAGTCTACGCAGAATTAACTCGTATTCCTACTAAAGAGATGTATGTACTCTCTGGCTCCGGTATCAACGAGTACACCTAGAAGCCCTATATTTAGTGCGGTTTTCAACAAGCTAATGCTTTTAGTGACTTATCGCACTATTTATTTTTGACTTATTTTTATTGGAGTGAAACAATATGTCTGTAATGTTAGAGCAAGCAATTATCGACGCTGAAGCCCTTAAAGAGGCTGCGTTAAAAAACGCCGAAGCGGCAATCATCGAGAAATACTCAGATGAGATCAGAGAGGCAGTTGACAGCCTTCTTGATGAAGAAGAAGCTGTAGAATTAAATGTTAACAACGACCTTGAGGATATTGAGGCTCTACCACAACTTGAAGAACAAGAAGTTGTAATAGATGACGAAGAAGTAGAAGAGCTTCCAGAGATCCCAATGGCTCATCAACACGACGCAGAATGTGGTTGTCCAGATCACGAAGACGGCGAAGTTGAAATCGAGCTTGACCTCGGAGCACTTACACCAAGTCCAGAAGAGATGACTTCGAGAGAAGAAATTGTAGAAGAGGCTCCATTAGAAGAAGAGGCCATTCAAGAGGAAGATACTCTTGAAGAGGCAGAAGAGACCCTCCAAGAAGAAGAAGTTCTTGAGGAGGAGGAAATTGAAATTAATGAGGAAGACATTGCTGAGATCGTTGAAGAGTTAACAGTAGACGTTACAGCAGTTCCTTCCGGAGTACCTGGAGGTGGAACAAACCACGCACAACTTCAGGACTTAGCAAATGTTATTGCCGCTGAGAATGCACAGATTGAAGCCGAAGGCGAGAAATTCGACGAGGAGAAAATTGAACTCGAAGAAGCTTTCAAGCAAATCTATTCTGAAAATCAGGAAATTCTTGGCGAGAATAAAAAATATAAAGATTTACTTATGCAGATGAAAGAGAGGCTTGAAGAAGTCAATCTCTCAAACGCTAAGTTGCTTTATACTAATCGTGTTTTGGGCAGTACCTCTTTGAATGAGCGACAAAAAACTAAAATTGTTGAAGCGATTTCCAAAACCGATAGTGTTGAAGAGGCGAAGGTCGTTTTCGAAACACTTCAAAGCGCAGTGGGAGCAATCGACAGGAAGCGTTCTCCAAAGTCACTGAGCGAAGCAGTTACCAGAAAATCTTCAACAACACTTCGAAGCCGAAAGGCCAAGAAAACTATCGCAGACCCCGTTTCCAATCGCTGGAAGGCATTGGCGGGAATCGAATAAACTAAACTTAAAGGAGTTAAAAATAAAATGTCTGTATTGAATAAATTAACAGAAGGCATTGTTAATAGAGATCTCCAGAAGGAAGGTGCTGCTCTACTGAATAAGTGGGAGAAGACTGGACTTCTTGAGGGTATTAACAGTGACTCACAAAAAAATGGCATGGCCCGCCTGCTTGAGAATCAAGCAAAGGAGCTACTTCGTGAGGCATCCTCGATGGCTGCTGGTGATGTTGAGGGCTTCGCAGCCGTAGCATTCCCACTTGTCCGTCGTGTTTTCGGTGGACTTATCGCTAACGATCTCGTATCCGTTCAGCCAATGAGCCTTCCATCAGGTCTCATCTTTTTCCTTGACTTCACATTTACCGATAATAAACTCGGTGCTGAAATCAATGATTCACTTTACGGTGGTGGAGTTGTAGGACACCAGATCACTGGTGGTGTTACACTCGGTGTATACAACAATGGTCTTGAGGACGGTGGTGAAGAGTCCTTCTACTCCCTTAACCAAGGCTATGCTTCTCCAACTTCTTCATTCTCCGCTGGCGCTGAAGGTTTCATCATCATCGCATCCGGTACTGTAGGCGAGACAGCAGGTGGTGGTAATCACCCACTTTCAGCCGACGATCAGAATACACTTAATAAATTGTGTCAATTTGATCCAGATCTTTCCGGTACAGTTTGTATTGTTGGAGAGTTCACCGGTTCTTCCGATTTTGAGCAATTCAATGAGAAGAACATGGTAGCAATCACGCCAACATTCTACACAGCCGGTGGAACAGTCGAGAGCGTTCGTATGGTTCGTCGCTTGACAGACCTTTCCTCTGGTTCAGCAGGTTCTGACCCAAGCAATGCTGGCTATAAGGTTAAGTGGGTTATGCGCTCAACAGCTTCCGCTGGAACAGCCGTAACTCTCGGTGGCCCAACGCTCCCACTTGTTTCAGCATCACAGGCTTACTCAATGTACTTTGCTCTTACTGGTAGTGCTCGTTGGACATTCGCAATGCCAATCACTGATAACTTCAACAACGTTACTGCCGAAGCTGACGCTCGTGGTATCGGTGCTGTTGTTGGTGCTGACACTTGGGGACTTGAGAACACCACTGCAATTCCTGAGATCGACATCAAGGTAGACAGCGTCTCCGTGACTGCTAGAACCAAGAAGTTGAAGGCTAAGTGGACACCAGAGCTTGGTCAAGACCTTAACGCTTATCACAACCTCGACGCAGAGGTTGAGCTTACAGGTATTCTCTCAGAGCAGATCGCTCTTGAGATCGACCGTGAGATCCTTGAGGACCTCGTCAAAGGCGCAACCGCTGGAACATTATATTGGTCCCGCAGCGCTGGTAAGTTCGTAAACCGTGACACTGGTAAAGAGATTGGCGCAAGCACTGCTCCAGACTTCACCGGTACAGTGTCTGAATGGTATGAGACTCTTTGTGAGACTATTAACGACGTCTCCGCTCGTATCCACCGCAAGACACTCCGTGGTGGCGCAAACTTCATCGTTTGCGGCCCAGAAGTTGCGAACCTTCTTGAGTTCACCTCCGGATTCCGTGCTGACGTAACTGGCGATGCAGATCGTGGTACTGTCGGCGCTGTAAAGGTCGGTAACCTTAGCAAGAAGTGGGATGTCTATGTTGACCCATACTTCACACGCAACGTCGTCCTTGTAGGACGCAAGGGTGGTTCATTCCTTGAGAGTGGCTTCGTGTACGCTCCATATGTCCCACTCCAGGTAACTCCAACTATCTTCGGTACAGAGGACTTTGTACCACGTAAGGGTGTCATGACCCGCTACGCTAAGAAGATGGTTAGACCAGATATGTACGGTCTAGTTATCGTCGCAGACCTTATCGGTTAATTTTAACTAATAAACCAACAGGTTAGTAGAAAAGACCCCACGTTAACTTTATGTTAGCGTGGGGTTTTCTATTTTCAGAAACTATTTACACTAGGAGAACTTTATAGATGGCTCGTCCCACCCTAACCCCGAAAAGTCAATCAAGCAAAGTCGTTTTGCCCATTACAGGAAGCCCCGGACATATATCCGCAGTTTTACCGTATACAGTTTATACTGGCTCGGTTGAATTCCTGTCTGGTGCATCAGACCAAGTTGCTTACACATACAGCAAATTAGGAGGAGATGTCTTAGACATTGAGCTTTCTTCCTCGCAAGTATACACAGCCTACCAAGAGGCGGTGTTGGAGTATTCCTACATCGTCAACATCCACCAGGCAAAGAGTATCCTTCCAAGCATCTTGGGAGAACAAACAGGAACATTCGATCACGAATGTCGTTTGCGAGCAGGAGAGCTATCCTCAAGCCTCGACAGCGGCCTCTCCATCGATGGCAACTCAATCCACGCAGAAGCGGGCATTTCACTTAAATACCCAGACTTCCAATTCACCTATTCAAGAAATGTAGGAAACAATACATCATTTGAAGCAGGCTTCGGTGGAACACAAAATCACTACTCAGCTTCATTCGATACAGTTGTTGGTAGACAAGACTACGATCTTCAGACCATCATCTCTGAATCAGCAGCTTTGTCTTCAAGCTTCCCATTCTTTGATAAAGTCAAGAACAGAAGAATTGAAGTGACAAAAGTGTTTTACAAAACACCATCTGCTTTCTGGAGATTCTATGGATACTATGGAGGACTCAACACAGTTGGAAACCTCCAAAACTACGGACAATACGCAGATGACTCACAGTTCCAGATTATTCCAGTTTGGCAAAACAAACTACAAGCGATGGCTTATGAGGACGCAATCTATACAAGAAACTCTCATTGGTCTTACGAGATCAAGAATAACAATTTAAGATTGTTCCCAGATGTCACAACATTATCCCCATCCAAGATGTGGGTGGAGTTTTATATTCCAAACGAAAAGAACGCTTGGGATGAGGATGATGGAAAGGAAGATGGCAAAAGCGGCGTTAACAACATCAACACCGCTCCGTTCGCTAACATCCCGTATGAGACCATTAACGGCATTGGTAAGCAGTGGATTAGAAGATTTGCGTTATCCCTCTCAAAAGAGATGCTAGGGCTAATCAGAAGCAAATTTGCAACCCTACCAATCCCAGGGGACTCCGTAACCCTGAACGGCCCTGACCTTATTTCACAAGCGAAGGCAGAACAGGAATCATTGCGAGAGGA